CCAACGCATACGCGTTTCCAGCGCACAAAGTTTAGACCAGCCTAAAAATTAATTTCAGACATGCCAAGAGGAGGACAAAACAGGAAGCCGGTTGAGCTACACAAAATACACGGGACATACAACGCCACAAAACACAAAGACGTGGTAAGCGTTCCCGGCATGACGACCATACCGACCCCGCCGCCGGACTTCGATAAACAGATGGTTGACGACTGGTATCAGATTTATGGCGCGGCTGTTTCAATCGGGGTGAACATCGAAACGGAGTTTGATATGTCAAACATGGTGCAGATTGTCCGATTACAAGCGGCGGCGCGCAAGCTGTTTTTGGATTGGTCAAAGCATCCGGACAACCCGCAAAAATTGAACTCGTTTATTAAAGTGGAAGAGGCGCTTTTAAAATTTCATATTCAGCACGGCATGACCCCGCTCAGCAGGCAGGCTATCCGGATGCAGCCCGCGCCCAAAGAAGAGAAAAGCGCGTTCGATAAATTGCGGGAAAAAATGGAAAAGCTAAACGGCGAATGATTTTAGACAAGGCAAAGAAATACATTCATGGCATACGGTCCGGCGAAGTGTTGGCCGGGCACTGGATAAAGGCGGCAGTAGATCGGCACTTGTCCGACCTTGAAAAACAGGCAGATGACGACTACCCGTATTTTTTCAGCGAGGGCCATGCGGAATATGTTTTTGACTGTTTTAGCCTGTTCAAACTTGCGAAGGGGTCGGAGGCGGGCAAACCGTTTGACCTGATGCCGTACCATGCGGCCATACTGTATTTGGCTTACGGTTGGCGGCGCAAGTCCGACAAAAAAAGACGCTTCAAAAAGGTTTATATAAAGGTTGCAAGGGGCAACGCTAAAACCGAATTTCTGGCAGCCGTCGGGACATTCGGTTTTGTATTTGAGGGCGAAAAAGATCCGGAGGTGTATTGGGCGGCGACAAAAAAAGACCAAAGCCGGATTGGTTTTGACCGGCAAAAACGCATGATGGATTTTTTGCGGGCGGACGTGCCGGAAATATCGCACAGTATAGGCATGTCAAAATACAAGATCTATACTAAACAGGGTTTAGGTTGGGTTGGGTATTTGGGCGAAGATTCCAGCACCGAAGACGGTGCAAGCCCTTACTACGGGCTAATCGACGAGTACCATGCCCACAAAACGGACGGGATGCTAAACGTATTGGAATCTGGCATGAATAAGCGGCGGGATAAAATGACGTGGATCATTACGACCGCCGGGTATAACCCCGAAGGGCCAAACAGTGAGTTTTTAAAATCGTGTAAAGACATACTTTCCGGGCTGATTCCGAATGATGAAATTTTGCCTTTCATTTTTGAACTTGACGAGGATGACGACTGGAAAGACGAAACTGTGTGGACAAAGGCAAACCCCGGACTTGGTATTTCGGTAGATATGGAGGGTATGCGCTCTTCATTCCGCGAAGCTGTTTCGATGGGTGGCACAAAGGAGCGGGATTTTAAAGTAAAAAATCTGAACTACGAATTGAGTTCGGGCGAAAGTTGGGTAAAAGATGAGGCGTTTACGGCGTGTCCTGATTATTACGAAGATGCCGATTTGCGGGGCGGTATTTGTTACGGCGGCATTGACCTTGCCAGCACACAGGACTTTTCCGCAATGTGTCTACTTTGGCCCGACGGTGAAATATTTATATCGAAGTGGTGGCTTTGGTTGCCTGAAGAGGCGTTTACCCGATACCTAACAAAGTTCCCTATTTTCCGCAAATGGCGCGAACAAGGGTATATAACCGTTACGCCGGGTAACGTAATGGATTACGACTACATAAAACAGGTCGTGCTCGACGTCTCAAAATGGTGTGAGGTTAAAGCGCTGGCACATGACCCACACAACGCACAGCAGTTGATGGTAAATTTGGGCGAAGCGGGGGTGAACTGTTATCCGTTATCGCAGGGCATTGTCACAATCAGCACCCCGACAAAGGAGGTGGAGCGGGCGATATTGTCACAAAAGATAAACCACGGCGGGAACCCTGTTATCCGTTGGATGCTGTCGAATGTCAGCGTGTACCGGGATTCAAACGACAATATCCGGCTGCACAAAGGGAAATCAGCGTATAAAATAGACGGCATTGCTTCGCTGGTCAACGCGATGGGCGCATACATGAACGCGCCGAAGCCGTTTAACTCGTATTTAATGGAAGAGGGCGCAAAACCAATTTATTTATGAGAAATCTCTGGACGGTTATTTACACAACAAAGCCCCACAGTAGGCAGTGTTATTTTTACGCAGTTATGCCAAACGGGCGAAAGCTCCCAAAGCAAACCGAAATCAAAATACACGAAACCGTTACAAGTTTTGAGTGTGATATTAAATTTTTGGTAAACGGAGGGGAGGGGTTTGTATCATTTGACGGGCGCAACCTTAATCTAAATGGCGAAGTGTTGCCGGATGAATGGTTTAAGGAATTGTCTGTTATGGCATATTGTGACAATGATAGGATTGACGAGGCGACTATAAAAATAGATGCAAGGTTCTGCCAAAATGGAATATTTAACCCTGATAATCAGGCCCAATTTTTGTAATTTAGCGTTAAAATTTCAGCCAATGGACGCAAAATGGTATGCAAAAAAATACGCTGAAAAGCTGAAAGAGGTTCACGCCGAAAAGTGGGCGCACCGCCGGGCGTTTGAACTCACAGAGGCCGAATTAAAGCAGGAATACGGGTTGTCGAGGTATAAAAACTTCGATAGCTTCGACGCTGCGCGCCGTCGGGCATACCACAAAAAAAGTAAACCCGTAAGGAATAGATTTAAGCGCCATGACTGAATTTGTTTTTGGGCCATACGGAAAAGCGTCATGCCCAAAGTGTAGGGGAGATATTCAGGGCTTTGGCGACGTTATCAACGTCGGATATTCTGGCATCAATATTTTGATGATGTCATTTTTTTGCCCACCTTGCAAAACGCATATTTGTGTTTTTGGGAATGACGATGCCGGATTTTTGTCGTTTGAATTTAAGCCAACAATAAAAGTACCCATGATTGAGGACGTAATAATGACGCGCTAAAATCCGAACATAAGCCGCACGTTTAGCCCGAATTTTGCTGAATATTTGCAGAAAATCAGGCACTAATGAAGTTATTTGGGTATGAATTTACCGTAAACAGGGCGAAAAGTTTGGAAAGTCGCTCCGTTTGCCCGCCGGGCGGCGAAAACTCGTTTTTGGCTGATTATTTGGGATTGTCCGGCACTTATACCGGCGTTGCGGTAAATGATAACGCTATTTTGGGCGTTTCCCCTATGTGGGCGGCTATTCGGTATATATCTGAGGGAATTGCAGCCCTGCAAAGCGGGGTTTTGAAAAAAACCACAGACGGCATTTTTGACGCGCCCGAACATCCGGTTAGCCGACTATTCACAGGCCGCGTTTCTCCATACTATACCAAGTTCGATTTTTTTCAGGCACTTATTGCCAACGCATGTTTGGGCGATGGGTACGCTCGTATCTATTACGACGCCAATATGAGGCCGTTAACGCTGGAACTTATCCCGCGTGAACTGGTACGGCAGGAATTTGCCCCGAACGGTCAACTATACCACTATGTAAGCGGGACGCTGAACGGCCGGACCATTTCCGAGATGGTCCCCGATTACGATATGGTACATTTGAAGGGGTTTACCTTAAACGCCATTAACGGGAAACAGATCAGGGCTGTACACGCTGACAATATGGAGGCGGCTATTGCTTCGCAGAAATACACGTCTGCATTTTTCGGCAACGGCGCGCATGTGGCCGGTATTGTTGAAGTGCCAGGGCAGCTAAACCCGCAAGACCGGGAAAAATTGCGCGCTAACATTGACAGCAAATACGGCGGTATATCCAACACCGGCAAAACGATGGTTTTGGATGGCGGAATGAAGTACCAGCCCGCTCAGATGAACCCGCAGGAGGCGGCGTTAATTGATTTTCGCAAATTGACCGTTGAGGATGTTAGCCGCATTACAAAGGTACCGCTTCACATGCTCTCGCAGCTTGACCGCTCGACATTTTCCAATATGGAACAGCAGTCGGTAGACTACGTTGTTCACTGCCTTACGCCGTGGGTGAAAAAATTGGAGGCGGAAATATCTACCAAACTATTTTACGAGTCCGAGGTAAGGAGCGGCCGGTATTTTTACCGTTTCAACCTTAACTCCATGATGCGCGCCGATGCCGAGGGCCGTAGTAAATTTTATGCGTCTGCTATTCAAAACGGATGGATGACGCAAAACGAAGTACGGGCGCTGGAAAATATGAACAGGATAGACGATGCGGACCGGCTTTATATTCAGCAAAACATGATGCCCGTTGATATGATAGAAGAGGTTTTATCCGGCAAAAGTACGGAGACTGACAGCGAAGCCGAACCAGGCACCCCGGCAACTGATAACGAAGACAATAATAACGAAGATGAAAGCGCAAGCGAATAATATAGAACACCGCTTTTGCGGCGAGGGGCTGGAAGTCCGCAAAATGGATGGTAAAAAACCGAAAGTTCGCGGCTATGCCCTGTTATACAATTCCGTGTATGACATGGGTTGGTTTACGGAAGAAGTAGAACGCGGCGCGCTGGACAAAGCCGACATGTCCGACGTTCGTATCCTTTTTAACCACGACCAAAACCAAATTTTAGGCCGCACTAAATCAGGTACGGCGGCGGTTGGGCTGGATGAGCGCGGTATGTGGTATGAGGTGGAAGTGCCGGAAACGGAAATCGGGCGGCATGTACTGAGCGCCATTGAACGCGGCGACGTTGACCAGTCAAGTTGGGGGTTTATGCTCCGATATGACGACACGACCAACGGCGACCGCTGGGAAAAGAAGAACGGCAAAGAACACCGGATTTTGACAGATGTCAAAATGGTATTTGATGCTTCACCCGTGACATTCCCGGCGAACCCCGAAACGAGCGCGGCAAAGCGTTCCTTTGAGATGTTTACAACGCCTGACGAGGGCGAAAAAATAAAGCAGGCGCGCAGCGCCGAAATTGCGGTTTTGCAAACCGAATATTTGTTTTAAAAATAAAAGCAATGCAAACAAAAAGTTTAAAAGAGGCCCGCGAATTAATCGCCGCCGCGCAACAAAAGATACAAACGCTGCGCGCCAAAATTGATTCCGGGACGTGGGATGACTCCACAGACAAGGCAGCGCTTGACGCCGCAAAATCCGAACTCGAAAAAGGCACCAATGAGGCACAAATTCATGCAGACATTGAAAACGCAGGCGCGCGCGCGGCCGGTTGGGTTGCCACAGCGACCACCGACAACGAACGGCCGGTAAATGTCGCCGTTGTCACCAAGCGCGGCGACAGCGAAAACACGGCAAAATCTGAATTCCGCTTTGTCGAAGCTATCCGACAGGCAGCGACGGGCAACCTGGAAGGATTTTACCGCGAAATGGATCAGGAGGGCCGCAAAGAAGCGCGACAACTGGCACTGCCGGACGCTGGCAGCGGCAATCTTTCCATTCCGTCGTTTCTGAACCAGGAAAAACGCGATATTACCGCAACTACCACCACCACCGGCGGGCATACGATCCAAACGGATTTGATGTCCCTCATTTCGTTCCTCGATCCTCGTTTGTCGGTTCGGGAAATGGGCGCTACTTACATGGGCGGTCTTACGGGTAACGTAGCGTTCCCGCGTAACGATGCAGCCGCAACCGCCGTTTGGGCATCTGCTGAAAACACGGCATCGACAGAAACGACGCCGACCTTTGACCAGGTCACGATGTCGCCGAAACGCATTACCGCGTTTACCGATGTGTCCAAACAAAACCTCGTGCAAACTTCCATCGGTATGGAAAACTTTGTGCGCGGACGCCTCACAAATGCCCGTGACAATTTGCTCGAAACGGCATGTTTCACCGGCACAGGTTCATCCGGTCAGCCTACCGGCCTTTTGACCGTTTCCGGTACCAATGATATTACCCTCGGCGCAAATGGCGCGGTATTGACGTGGGCCAACGTTGTTGACTTTGAAACGCAGGCGGCTATTGATAATGCCGACATGGGCACCCTCGGCTACCTGTTTACGCCGGGCGTTGCCGGCTTGCTGAAAACCACAAAACGCGATGTTGCCGGCAACGGCTTCATTTGGGACGGCCCGAACCGTAACGCGCTGGTAAACGGGTACAAGGCGATGGCTACCAATTTCTTGCCGTCGAACCTCACTAAGGGTTCTGGCTCGAACCTGCACGCCGCACTTTTCGGCAACTGGGCTGAATTGATTATTGGCCAATGGGGCGGGCTTGACCTGATGGTGAACCCGTACACGAAGGGCAAGGAAGCTTTGGTAGAAATCATTATCCATTGCTGGCATGATTTGGCCGTTCGCCACGCTGTTTCGTTCACGAAATGCGATGAGATCGCACTGAGCTAATGAAGGCAGTGATTTTTATTAAGCCGGGCGCGCCGTATGGCTACGGATACAACGCAGGCGAAGCAGGCAGCGTAAAGCCGGAAGACTTTACACGACTGGAATCGATTGGAGTTGTAAAAGAAGTCAGCGCACCGGCTGAAAAGCGCGAAAAGGCAGTACAAAAAGATTCTGAAAAGGAAAAGCGTTAATAGATGGCTTACACAATAGTAACCGGCCCGGCGTCTGAGCCGCTGACACTAACGGAGGTAAAATTGCACCTTCGCGTAGATCACAGCAGCGACGACAATCTGATAACGATGCTTATTCAGGCAGCGCGGGAGTATGTCGAACAGACGACGGGCCGGGCACTATTGAGCCAAACCATACGCGAATACTGGGATGATTTTCCGACGTGTTGCACCCTCGATTTGGCATTGTCTCCGCTTACCAGTGTGACCAATTTCCAGTACATTGATGAAGACGGGGCAACGCAAACCATATCAGGGAGCAACTATACAGCCGACACGGTAAGCAAACCGGCGCGTATTGTCAAGCGTGACGACTACACATGGCCGACGGTTGACGACGTGCCGAACGCGGTTTGGGTAACGTATGTAGCTGGGGCGGCAAACGCCGGGGCGTTGGATGCCTCGCTAAAGCAGGCTATGTTATTACAGATCGGGTATTGGTACGAAAACCGCGAAGACATGCCGGTAAATGAGACAAACAACCCGCGTATCAGGTCGGCCGGTTGGATTTTGGATAAATATAAAACGGCCTGGATATAATGGCGCAGCGCGGTTCTATTATCGGCAGGCTTGACAGGCGCATAACATTCCGGCGCGTGACGCAAACCGTAAACAATTACGGGGCGGCTACGGATAGCTGGGCGGATTTGGCGACAGTTTGGGCGGACTTGAAATACAGGCCCAACACATCGGGGGAAGACATGCCGGAGGGCAAAAAAATAGCCACTACAAACATCGTTTTTAAGATTCGCAGCCCCAAAGATTTTGCCCCAACAAAAAAAGACATAATTCAGTACGACGGCGGAGAATATGACATTCTCGCTATTACGGAAACGAAGGACGGGCGCGACAGATTTTTTGATATTGAATGTGAAATCCGAGAATGATAAATGAATGTAACAGGGCCAATACGGTACATCGTAACGAACAACGCGGACTGCGTTGCGTTGATCGGGACGCGCATTTATGCGGGCATAATCCCGCAAAATACGGCATACCCGGCGGCGTTGATTACGATAGTCGGCAATCTGCCAAACCCGACAAAATCGGGCACGTCGGATGTTGACAATGTACAGGTACAAATAGATGCATACGGGTACGATTATGATGTGGTGGCGCAAATTGATGAGGCGGTAAGAAATGCAATTGACGGGTACCGGGGTGATATTGTTTTGGGGGCTGATACAGTAGCGGTTGACGGGGTTAGGTATGAGCAGACGCGGCAAACATTCGACTCAACCGACGACCTTTGGCGTTTTTCATCCGACTACGTTTTTCGGATGTTGCGCGATGGCAGCGCGGACGGCGGCGGCGGGACAGATAACACGGTTGACGGGATATTTACCTACGTTGCCGGGGAAACGATGTCAAGCGGGCGGGCGGTGATAATTGACGGCGGCGAAGCGTTTTATTTTCAGCCGTCGGACCCGACACACGCCGGGCGCTTGTTTGGGATAACGACAAGTAGCGCAACGATTGGCGGGAATATAACGATACAAGTAATGGGTGAAATAACAGACGCCGCATATACATTCAGCCCTGATTTGCCGGTTTATGTTCGTGCAGATGGCGAGTTATTTAATACGCCGGGCGCGTCGGGATTGGTTCAAATAGTGGGCGCAAGCACGGGGACGGATAAATTATTAATCAGTATAGGGTTAACCATAGCGAGATAGATGCCAGCAGTAGACGCCATAAAATTGTACACCGCGGGAGAGGCCATAGCGGCCGGGCGGGCGGTAATTGTTGACGGCGGTTTATTGTACCATTTTCAGCCGGGAACGGCGGCGCATGTTAACAGGTTGGCGGGCATTTCAATGAATGGAACGACGGCGGGCGGGGTTGTGGAAGTACAGGTATTTGGCGTATTTGAAAGCGTTTCGTTATCGCTGACAACCGACAGCGCCATTTTTGCCAGCACCAACGGCGCGCTATCCATTTCGCCGCCGGTATCAGGAACGGCGCAATACATAGGCACGGCAATTGCGGCAAACAAATTGCTGATAAATCGGAGAGAATCAATTAAACGTTAAAAAAATATAACAATGGCAGACAAGTTTATTTATATGAACGCCGGGATTTTAACCGAACTCGAAGCAACCGTAACAAGTGCGGGCGCGGGCAACGCGGGCGATATTGTAGCCCTCGATGGTTCGGGAAAACTTGACAGTACATTGATGCCCGCCGGGCTTGGTTCTGATTCAAAGAGCCTGACAGCGGGCGAAGCGCTGAGCGCTGGCGACTTGGTGTATATCAATGGTTCGGGCCAAATGCTCAAAGCTGACGCGAACGCGATTGCAAAAGCGGCGGTTGGTTTTGTGTTGGCTTCTGTATCGAATGGCGCAAGCGGCACGGCTTATTTTGAGGGTACAATTACCGGGCTTACGTCGCTTACGCCTGGCGCTCGTTACTTCCTATCAACAACGCCGGGCGGCATTACGACCACAGCGCCCACGGGTACGGCTGACATTGTTCAGCAGGTCGGGTTTGCCTTGTCCGCTACTGAATTGTCGTTTGATGCAGGCACACCAATAGTTAGAGCATAATGCCGGAGGTAAAGCCTATAATATTAAGCGCATCCGGCGAAATGTCTGAAATAGGCGCAGGTGATACCATCCCGGCAAGCGCATTGCCCGTTTCGGTTATTACGCCGTCGCAGATCACCAGCGACCAAGACGATTATAGCCCGACTGGATTCAACTCTGCCACAGTTGTGCGCTTGTCTGGCGATGATGGATTACGTGCAATCACCGGACTATCGGCAGGCTCTGGCGGCGATGAAAAAACATTGGTCAATATCGGAAGTTACGCCCTGTATTTCCCTGGAGAACATCCGGACAGCACGGCCGC